TTAATAATAATCAAATTAAGAAAGTTTTTATTAAAAATGGTGGATCTGGATATTCTGCTGGCAAAGCAGATATTTTAGGTGATGGTGAGGGGGGAAAAGTCGAGGTAGTTGTGGATTCGAGTGGAACTATAACTGATATTACAATTGAAACTGGCGGAAAAAATTATACTTATGGAGTAATTGATTTTTCTGCTTTGGGTAGTGATGGAAGTAATGGTGCAGAATTAATTCCAATTATTCCACCATCAATTGGTCATGGATATGACATTTATAAAGAGTTGGGTGCAGATAAAGTTCTTTTATACGCAAGATTTGACGATTCTAATAGAGACTTCCCTGTAGATACACAATTTTGCCAAATAGGCATTATAAAAAATCCAGTAGGATTCCAGACTACATCTGTATTGCAATCAAATACATTTTCTTCATTATATGCCGCTGTCTTAACTTCATCACCCGATTTGAGTCCTGGAGATGAAATGACTCAGATTCAAACATCTTCAACAGCAAAAGGTTATGTTGCATCATTTGATAGTGAAACAAAGGTCTTAAAGTATTATCAAGATAGGTCATTAGTTTTTGGTAATGGAAAGGACCAAAGTGATAATCCAGACATTAATAATTTGACGCAATTTAATTCTTCGGATGGTATTAGCATTTCTGGACAAGTGTCAGCAGTTACTATTGATACAAGCGTTGACAATACATCTATCATTACTGTAGGGACAAAACAAATAGATACAGGAGTCCAATTTTCATCTGGTCTTGCAAATCCAGAGATAAATAAAAAGACAGGGGATATACTTTATATTGACAACAGACCCGTTGTTGAAAGAGACTCTAGACAAAAAGAAGACATTAAAATCATTCTGGAATTCTAAAAAAGATGGCACAAAAAACCGATTTAAACGTCAGTCCATATTATGACGATTTTGATAAGGATAAAAATTTTTATAGGGTTTTATTTAAGCCAGGTTATCCGGTTCAGTCTAGAGAATTAAATAATCTTCAATCAATTCTACAAAATCAAGTAGAATCTTTTGGAAGTAATATTTTTAAAGACGGGACTGTTGTTATTCCTGGGTCTACTTCTTTTGATAATCAGTTTAATGCAGTAAAAATAAAGCAGACTAATCTGGGTATTGATGTATCAATATACATTAATAACTTTATTGGAAAAACATTAACGGGGTCTTCTTCAGGAGTGAAGGCATCACTTCAATATGTTGCCCTTCCTTCTGAAAGTGATCTTGTAGATGATATTACCCTATATGTCAAATATTTAAGTGCCGGTAATGATTCGGAAACAGACACTTTCCAGGATGATGAATTTTTAACTACAGATGAAAATGTAGTTTATGGAAATACAACAATTCCTGCAAATACACCTTTTGCATCATTAGTGTCTTTAGATGCAACATCTATTGGATCTGCTGTTTCTATTGATGATGGTGTGTATTTTGTAAGAGGTACTTTTGTTGATGTATTAAAGCAGACAATTATATTAGATTACTATACAAATACGCCAGATTATAGAGTTGGTTTAAAGATAAGTGAAACTATTGTAAAAGCAAAGGATGATGAATCTTTATATGATAATGCTAAAGGTTTTACAAACTATACAGCTCCTGGTGCAGATAGATTAAAAATATCTTTAACTTTAACTAAAAAATTATTAACGGATTTAGATGATACTGATTTCATAGAAATCCTTAGAATTAGTAATGGAAATATAAAGAAAGTTGCTGATAAAACTGTATATAATATTGTTAGAGACTATATTGCCGAAAGAACTTTTGATGAATCTGGACATTATAGTGTAGATGAGTTTACAGTTGATTTAGCAGAATCTCTGAATGATAGAGTAGGTAATGATGGATTATTCTTAGAAAATGAAACTACGGATGAGGGTAACACTCCATCTGATGATTTGATGTGTGTTCAAGTATCTCCTGGAAAAGCATATGTTGCTGGATATGATGTAGAATTAAATGGCGAAGTTAATGTTGATGTAGAAAAACCAAGAGATACTCAAAATGTCCCATCTATCAATATACCATTTGAGATGGGACATTTGTTGCGTGTCAACAATGTTGCTGGAGCACCAAAAGAAACGGAAGAGATTGAATTAAGGAGTAGATTTAAGGGTGATACTCCAATCACTATCGGTAAAGCAAGAGTATATACATTCAATTTAACTGATGCAGCTTATTCCAATGCAGCAACTCAATGGGACTTATATCTTTACGACATTCAAACCTACACTAGTTTAACATTTAATAGGTCTGTAGATGGAGCAGAAGTTCCTGTAACATCTTTTATACAAGGAAAGAGTAGTGGTGCAAGTGGTTATGCAGTTGATGCAGGTAGTGGTACAACATTAAATATTTACCAGACATCGGGAACTTTTGTTGCTGATGAGCAGTTAACTATTAATGGTGTCGATGCATCACTATCATTAAGTAGATTTACTGTTTATGGTATTAGAGACCTTAAATCAGTATCTCAGAGTACTGGAGATTTTCCATCATTTACAGCAGATTCTGTTTTAGAAAGTAAAAAAATTAGAAATATCAATAAGGTAAATCTTACGGGAGGCACCTTCACAAGTCCTGGAAAACTTTTTAGTGGAATTAAAATTGGTGACATTATTCAATATCAAACATCTGCTAGTGATATAACATATAATAGAGTTACTGATATTGATGGAAACTTAACCAGTATTACAGTTGGTTCTATTACTAGCAGTGTATCTGGTGTTTTTGATGGAGCTGTTGCATCTGATGGAAGTTATGATATTCAATTAGCACGTCCACTTTTAAGAAACAAAGATAATGCATTTTTGTATGCAAATCTCCCAGATGAAAATATTTCTTCTGTAGATCTTTCAAATTCCCAGTTAGCAATAACAAGACAGATAGATGAAACTGAAGCATTGACAATTACTGGAAATCAATTAACATTTGATTTGAGTAATATAACTGGTGTTACTGATGCTACTTTTGAATCTTTTGACCAAGAAAGATATTCTGTCCATTATGATGATGGAAGCATTGCAACAATAACTTCAGACGCTTTTAATATTAATGGAAATACGGTAACTATTTCTGGATTGGGAAATACAACACAACCAGTTGTTGTAAATACAACTTTAGTAAAGAATAATATACAAAGTAAAATCAAAGAATATACTAGAAGTGCAATAAATGTTGTAGATCTTTCTAGAGATGTAAGATCTGGAGCAGCAACTAGTGATTCAATTCTTGATGGATTGACATATAATCAATTCTATGGATTAAGAGTCCAAGATGATGAGATTTCTCTTAATACTCCCGATGTATCTGAAATTATTGCTGTATATGAATCAACTAATACTAATGATCCAATTCTAGATAGATTAGAGTTTTCTTCAATATCTCAAGTAGATACTGATGCTATTATCGGTGAAGATATTATAGGATCTGAAAGTGGTGCAGTAGCAAGAATTGTATTAAATTCTACAACAACATCTCCATCTGTCCCATCAAATAATCTTGGAATAGTATATTTAAATGGTGAAGAATTTATAGTAGGTGAAACTGTAACTTTTAAAGAATCCAATATTAAGTCTACATTACAGTCAATCACTCTTGGCAAGTATAAAAATATCACGAATAGCTTTAATTTAGATAAAGGTCAAAGGCAAGATTACTATGATTATTCAAGATTGGTAAGAATTGGTACACAAGTGCCAGAAAGAAGACTTTTAATTGTATTTGACCATTATACAATTCCAGTTTCTGATAATGGTGATGTATTTACAGTATTAAGTTATGGAGCAGACAGATTTTCCAAAGATATTCCTTCAATAGGTAATAGAGAGGTAAGAGCATCTGATACTCTTGATTTTAGACCAAGAGTTCAAGATTTTACAGTTACAACATCATCTCCATTTGATTTTGCATCAAGAAACTTTGGAAATGACCCTAAATTTGTATTAAAACCTGGAGAAAGTTCTCTGATTGGATATGATTTCTATCTCCCAAGAATTGATAGAGTATATCTTGATAAGTTTGGAAATGTAGTCGTTAGACAAGGAGTTTCATCAATAGATCCACTACCTCCAACTAATGATGATTCTGATATGTTGTATATGGGTGAAATATCACTTCCAGCATATCTTTATGATGTCGATGAGTCTTCTATTCAATTAGTTGAAAATAGAAGATATACTATGAGAGATATTGGTTCTATTGAAAATAGAGTGGAAAATCTTGAAAGGTATACATCACTGAGTCTTCTTGAAGTTAGTACAGAATCTTTAAGAGTCGAAGATTCTGATGGGAATAATAGATTTAAATCTGGTATTTTTGTAGACGATTTTGAAGATGCTTCATTATCCGATGATGAATTGACTAATGCGGATATTATTTCTGGACAATTAAGACCTAGAGCATTTAGAAATTCTCTTCAACAAAGACCAATTCCAGCAACAGAAATTTCAGAAAATGAGTTAGATCTTTCAGAAAATTATGAATTATTAGATCCTAATGTACAAAAAACTGGAAATGTTATTACACTGAAATATGACACGGTGAAATGGTTAGAGCAGACTTTTGCAACAAGAGTTGAAAATGTAAATCCATTCCATGTTATTGAATATGTTGGTGAAATTAAACTAAGACCAGCATCCGATTCTTGGGTAAGAACTATTAGACTTCCACCCAGAGTTATCAGAAGAACGAGAACTAATACTATAACTCTACGACCAGCTGGTCGTACAGCAGATGTAATCAACTTTTGGTCTAGACGACCTAGATCTCAAGTAAGGAATAGTTCTAACATTCCTAGAAATATAAGAAATATCATAATTAGATCGAGAAATCCAAGAGTAACAGGTGTATCAAGAAGTACGAGGAATGTAATTGTTTCTTCTGGTCGTGAAAAATTCATTCGTTCTAGAAATGTATCATTCTTTGCAACTGGACTTAGACCTCTTGCGAGACACTATCAATTCTTTGATAGTCATAGTAATGTAAACTTTATTCCAAAACTTGTTGAAATTAGCAATGGTATAAATCTCCTAAATTCTGGAACTAAAAGTGGGTCTTTCCAGGCCGGTGAAACTATAATTGTATCAAAAGGTGGTAAAAGAATTGGTAGATTTAGATTAGCATCTTCTAACCATAAGACTGGTAAATTTAATAATCCAAAATTAAAATATTCAACAAATCCATATATAACATCAGAAAATATTCCATCAACTTACAGTCAATCTTCCAAGACTTTAAATATTGATTTAAATTCACTCTCTGCAGAAGCACAGGGAAAGTTTAATGGATATATAGCGAAAGGTGCTCGAATAGTTGGGCAAACAAGTGGGGCAGTTGCTTATGTTAAGCGTGTAAGACTTATTTCTGATGCGAATGGAAGTTTGTTTGGATCAATGTTTATCAAAAATCCACATACAAAACCAGCACCAAATCCAAGAATTACTACAGGCAGAAAAACTTACAGATTAACAAGCAGTAAGACAAATGAAAAACAATTGCCCGGAAGTAAGTTAATTTCTTCTGCTACAACTACCTATAGAGCAAATGGTAGATTTAGAAAAGTACGAAGAGTAACTACGATAACTACCACAGTCCAAAGAGTTAGGGTAGAACCAAGAAGAAGAGATCCATTAGCACAATCATTCACTGTAGGAAGAGATATTCAAGCACCTGATTTCAATGGACAAAGTGATGATGATAATGGAGTATTTCTCACTGCTGTAGATTTATTCTTCGCATCAAAACCTGGTGGTAGTGCACCTCTTACTGTTGAGATAAGATCTATGGAATTGGGCACACCAACATTAGATGTAATCGGAGAACCTAAAACATTAACTCCAGAGGAAATATCTGTATCTTCTGATGGAAAAACCGCGACAAAAGTTACATTCGATACTCCAATTTATCTTCCACCTGGAGATGAATATGCTCTGGTTCTTCTTGCACCAAATTCAGACCAATATGAAGTATGGACTGCAAAGATGGGCGAAAAGACTATTGACACTAAAAATCTTCCAGCAGCACAATCTGTTAAGTATAGTAAGCAATTTGCTATCGGAAGTCTGTTTAAATCACAAAATGGATCCATTTGGACTCCAGCACAAAATTCTGACCTTAAATTTAAATTATATAAGGCAAAATTCACTGCTAA